TGAAGTAGGTGATGATACTCCAGAAGAATTAGCTGAAGAAGCAACAAGAGGTTTAGAGCGAGCTAGGAATGATAAAGGTCATTATGTAAAAGACGATCCTACTACGCCTCAGAACGAAGCATGGGTTAAGAAAAAATGATACTAAACGATGTTGTTACAGAAGTAAGAAGGATAGTACAGGATACTAATACCCCTCAAAGGTATTCTGATGATGTACTTATAGGATTTGCTAACCAAGCACTTAAACGTATTGCTGTGTTGCGTCCTGATCTTTTTGCTTTTATTGGCGACATCACTACTACTGCAGATACTGTAGTACAATCTATGCCTTCTGATTCTATTCGTTTAATTGATATATACAATGTCAAAGGTGGAAGCGGTATTACAGAAACAAATAGAGAGTCATTAAATCAAGCTTATCCTTCTTGGATGAATGATACAGCAGGTGCTGCTGTTAATTTTATGCGTCATGTAAGGAATGCTAATAAATTTTTTATATATCCAAAGGCTCCTTCAGGCCAAGTCCTTATAGGAGAATATGCACAAACACCTCCAACATACGATGGAACAACTACAGTAGCTCTTTTACCTGATGCTTATTTTCCTGTCGTGGTTGATGCTACAGTGTTTATTACTGAGTCTGTTGATAACGAGCATGTTAATTCTAAACGTGCACAAATATTCCAACAGTCATTTACACAGTCTCTTGGTGTAGCCGCTCAAAGTAGAGAAGTAACAGATACTGAGAGAGGCGGATTAGATGAGGAGGATGTAACATAATGGCTGACAGAACTTATTTAGATATAGTAAACAGATTGTCTCCTAGCGTACCGGGTTGTCCTACACCAGTTGTAGAACAGTATGTTCGTGATGCAGCAATCGAAGCTTGTGAAAAAACTTTAGCTTATCGATATGAACAACCTAAAATAAGGTTAGTCCCCGGTGGTCATGATTATGCTTATGATACACCTAATGAAACTGAGGTACATGCAGTATTAACTGCTACAGTTAATGAAAGCAGGTTAACTCCTGTAACACTAGAACAATTATTTGATATGTATCCTAAGTGGCCTAATCAATCTACTGATGAACAAGCGGAACCTAGGTTTTTAACACAGTTAGATCCTGATCATTTTTCTTTAGCACCAGTTCCGGATAATTCCGTGACATATGATGTTAGAATGATATTGTGTCTTAAACCATTAAGAACATCTACTAAAATGGATAAAACAGTTCTTGATGAATTAGAAAATGTAATTATGCACGGAGCGCTTCAACATCTATTAGTTTTACCTGATAGATCATGGAGTGATAGAGAGCTAGCTACTTATCATGCTAAGCAGTTTGTTATGAAGACTGCAGAACGTAGAGCTAGAACTAATCTCGGTGCTTCAAAAGCATCTATGCGTGTGCAGATGCAAAAGTTTGGGTGAGGTAAATTATGGCTGATACAATAAAATTAGTAAAGGGAGATGAGTTACCACAGATTACACTTACACTTACTGACGATGTAGCCAATGCTGCTTTAGATTTGTCTGCTGCTTCTACTGTTGTAACAATTAAGTTTAGGTTAAGAGGTGGTACTACAACTTTATCTACAATTTCTACTACTAAACTTACTACTGGTGCTGACGGTAAAGTATTCTTTAATTTCGCTGGTGGTGTACTTGATGTAGACCCCGGAGAGTATGAAGGTGAAATCAATATTAGTTTTAATGGTAGTTCTCAAACAGTTTATGACACATTAAATTTTAGAGTACGGGATAATTTCTAATGGCCAACGTTAGTGTATCTAACATTACACTATCAGCTATTGTTTCAGTAACAGTTAGTGTAGCTAGTTATAGTGCTTCTGCTTCTTATACTGATGTTATCTATTCTACTGACGGCGCTTCGGTGTCATACAACTATGAACTTATTGATACACGTCCGTTACCATCTGTATCGGTATCAGTGTCTGAATCAATTTCTAAACAAGCAAACAAAAGTCCAAGTGATGATGTAACAGTTACTGAAACTGAAGTTAAAAATATAAATGTTGGTGCTAGTGATTCAGTAACAGCACAAGAAGCTTTATTTAAAATAGTAACTAACCCTATCGATTTTGATCCTACTGATGATGATGTAGATCCAACCCCTGTTACAATAACTGAATTAACAGCTAAGACTTTAACTATAGGTGAGCTAGCAGATAACGATGATGTAACAGCCTCTGAGTCTATATCTAAAGAACCTGCTAAACCGGGGATTACAGCTAGTGTTTCTACATCAGAAACAATTAATCAGTTTAGGCCCCACAAAAACATTACAGACACAGCAACATCTTCTGAGGAGATTAACCGTTTTGATGTAACGACCGTACTAGATGATACAGTAACAGCTACAGAATCTATAGCTAAAAACGTTACGCAACCTAATACTGATTCAGTTACAGTTGTACAATCAAATGTAAAAGCTTTTACATCTAATGTAGACTTTGATTTATCAGATGCTGATGTAGACCCTGATCCAGTTACTGCTACTGATGCAATTAATAAATTTGATTTTGATAAAGGATTAACTGATACACCCACTATTACAGAGGCTACAGCCAAAAATTTTACTCATGGTGGTTTTAGTGATACTGCATCTCCTACAGAATCTACAGCTTTTGATATAACTGTAGCGGGTGTGACAGATAGTCTCAGTGCAGTAGAAGGTATTAAAAATAATCCTGATATTGTTAAAACAGACGGTATATCCCCGTCTGATAGTATTACTTCTTTTGATGTTAGGCCAAGTTTATCAGATATTTTAAACACACCAACGGATGCTATTAATTCTTTTACAGTAAACTTAGCTAAGTCTGACACTGTTACAATGACAGAGGTTGTATCTAGAAATTATACACTTGTAGAAGATTTTGATCGTACTGATGCTGATGCTGACCCTGATCCAGTAACTGTAACTGAATCTATTGCGTTCAATCAAAGTGCTGTTTTTAGTGATACACTAAGTTTTACAGAATCAATTACACAATTCGCAATAACAACTGCTTATTCAGATACAGCTACAATAGCGGAAGCTATAAACGTTACATTAATATTAGGACAAACTGATCGTTTATATCCACAACGTGTTTATGTATCAGCTGGCGATGAATCACCATATTTGGTAGGTTTTCATAGGGGTTTACGAACAGGTGTAGTTTCAAGACTTACAGACTCTTTTGTTTTGAATGGTAACAAACTTAATGTAAAAGTAATTAGTGGAACTGTATTTACAGAAGATAAAGAAGAATCAAGAGGTTTTGTACAAGATATAGCTAGACATAGAATTACTGATTTCTCAGGTCAATTAAATGGTTCTGACTTATTAGTTAACTCTACTGTAATACATGAACCAACTCAGGATGGTGAAGGTCATACACCATTTGTAGGTGTCTTAAATGGCGCAGAACAACTTAACATGGTCATAATAAATAATGATACAATTACTTACGGCGAAGAAACAAACGCTGGACTAATTGTCAACTTTATGTATACTGATACAGAAGATACAGAACTAGGTGGGCATTACTTAAATGAAACCCCACTGTGTGCAGGGTCTTATGTTTAATAAAAGGAGATGGATATGATACAAGATCAAATCAAAGTAACAGGTGAACTTAAAATCACTGTTACAAACGATGAAGGGAATGTAAAAAAAGAAGTTATAGTTCCTAACATTGTTGTTACGGATGGAAAAGAATATATTGCATCACGAATGAAAGATGCAACAGCTACAGCTATGAGTCATATGGCTATCGGCACAGGCAGCACTGCTGCAGCCGCTGGTGACTCAACACTAGGAACTGAAGCTGGCCGAGTGGCTCTTACATCAACTACTGTAACTAGTAACGCAGTAGCTTATGTAGCTACGTTTCCAGCAGGAACAGGAACAGGTGCAATCACTGAAGCAGGTATATTGAATGCTTCTTCTAGTGGTGATTTACTTTGTCGAACAGTTTTTTCAGTAATTAATAAAGGTGCGGCCGATACTTTAGGTATCACTTGGACAGTTACCGTTAACTAAGGAGCTAATCCATGGACGTAAAATTTACTAATAATGGTCATTCGACATTAGCAGCTAGTGTTGCTACCGGTGACACCAGTATTACAGTAGCAAGTGGTCACGGTGCTCGTTTCCCATCTCTCTCGGGTAGCGCTTACTTTTTTGCTACACTAATTGATGCGTCCAACAATCTTGAAATTGTTAAATGCACTGGAAGAAGTTCAGACGTATTAACTATAACAAGAGCACAAGAAAGCACAACAGCAAGAGCTTTTGCGATTGGTGATAGAATTGAACTTCGTGTTACTGCAGCTGGTTTAGGTGCTATATATTCTGAAGCAGTAGCTGATGCTACACCTGCTGCTGATAGTATAGTAAACTCGATGATTGCTACTGATGCTGTAAATGCAGATTCTATTGTAGCTGATGCAGTAGGTGCTTCTGAATTAAATGTTTCAGGTAATGGTTCATCAGGTCAGGCTTTGTTGTCCGATGGTGATGGAACTATGTCTTGGGGTACGGCGGCAGCTACAGATTACTATTACAAATCATTCCAGTCAGGTTTTAACGACGGCGGTACAGCGCACCAAGCATGGACTATCGGGCAGGATATGCCACAGGGTAAGTATCAGATGTTTGCTGACTTTAACTGGGACGCGCGGGATCAAAGTGACCCAGACCCATCTGAATATTACTGGAACTTACCAACCGGTAGTGGAACCGTTCATACTGGGTACTATCGTCAGTATGAACAAGCTCTTAATGGCGGTACACAAAACAACCACCTTAATGGTACATGTATCGGATACGTTACCATTACTTCCTCTACAGGCCGTGTAGGGTTGTATTTTAATAATAGCTTTGATGGACAAAGTGACACTGATTCCGGTGGTTGGGGCGGTGAAGTATCTATCATGATATTTAGCCTAGATTAAGGAGGTAACTATGGCATCACGACATAAAGCAATAAAAGAATATTTTAAAGCAAACGGGTGGCCTGAAGGAGGTTACTCTACATACACAGATGACGGCGGAAATGAAGTAGTTGTTTGTGAAGGTTACACAAAAGCTCAGCTTGACCAGATAGTAGCAGACTATAATGCGGCTAATCAGTATAAAGATGATAGAGCGGTGGCTTACCCGTCTATTCAAGAGCAACTTGATATGCAGTACCACGATGCTATAAATGGAACAACGACTTGGAAAGATGCTGTTGCAAAAGTAAAAACTGATAATCCTAAACCAGAGGGGGGTGAATAATGGGTGTAAAAGTAAGTAATAACGCCTTCGGAACTATCTCCGCTGGTATTAATTCTAGTGCAACTACTGTAACACTTGATAGTGGACAGGGTGCAAGATTTCCTACCTTAGGTGGTAGTGATCATTTTTACGGGACATTAATCGATACAAGTAATAATGTAGAGATTATTAAAGTTACTGCACGTTCTACTGATTCTATGACTGTAGTACGAGCACAAGATAACACAACAGCAAGAGCTTTTGCTATCGGTGATCGATTTGAATTACGTCCAACAGCTGCTTTATTTGAAGATATTCTTAGTGAAGCTGTTCCAGCTGCGGATACTATTGTTAACTCGATGATTGCAACCGATGCGGTAAATGCAGATTCTATTGCAGCTAATGCAGTAGGTGCTTCTGAATTAAATGTGTCTGGTAATGGTACATCAGGTCAAGTTCTTACTTCAGATGCAGACGGCACATTTAGTTGGGCAGATGCAAGTTCAGGCACAATAACCTCTTGGAAGCTTTTATATAATAGCAATACACAAGTTAGTTTTAATCAAGGTGGAACACAATTAGGTTCTTTAGATTTCTACTATCCCGTAAATGCAAGAATAGGTGGTTCATTTACAAAACAGTATGACGCTTCTACTTCTTATATTGTTACAGGTGGTCATTACTACGCTCATGCAACTTCTAATCTTCATTCTCATTGGATGTGGATTAATGGTGATGAAGCAAATGCTATCCATCTAGGTGATGATATTTATGCTCTATCTGGTGAAGATGGCGGTTCAGCAAGACAAAAATCAAAAATAACTATTCAATCTTGTTTTACAGGTAAAGCTGCTGGCACTTATACTATATACACATCTTCTGGAACAGGTGATACTAGAACACATACAGGTACCCTAAACGCAAATCCCGGTAGCACAGATGGTGATATGTCAAACCATAATACTAGAAGTATGTTTTGGGCTATGGAGGTATTATATACATGATAACAGAAATTTTAATAGCGTTAGAGCCTAACCAAGATTGGTCATATACAGGCACAGATGCTAGTACAAAAGCAATATTCAAAGAAAACTTTTCTCTTGCAGAAGCAGATTGGAGTTTTACTTGGGCTGAGTTTCAAACAAAACAATCAGAAATTACAAATGCACTACCATTAAAATTATTGCGGGCAGAACGTAATAGACGTTTAACTGAGTGTGATTGGACGCAAGGTGCTGATGTACCTAATAGTATAAAATCAGCTTGGACTACATATAGGCAGGCACTGCGAGACATCACAGATAGTGCTACTAGTCTTGACGATGTAACATGGCCGGAGAAACCAGCTTAATGGATAGAACTCCTCTATATATGTTGCCGAATGGGACGTTTGTTAGAACAGCAGATTCTGTTCCCGAAGGTAGTGTAGTAGTGGAAGAACCACCGATGCCTGAAGAACCAAAGGTAAAGGTAGAAGACCAAACAGCAGCTGTGGTAGCCGCAATGAGGTTAGGCAATGGCTAAAGCGGCAGAGATAGAACAAGAATTATTAAAGCATGAAGCGATTTGTGCTGAGCGATACGAGATGATTATATTTCGTATTGAGCGATTAGAAAAGATTATGATTGTAGCGGCTGGCGCTATGATTGTAGGACTAACGTCAATCCTAGCAACAATATTAATAGGAGGATAAATGAAC